CTCGCGCCAACGGCCGGAAAAACACGCAGTTAACTTTTTGATTTAATTGGAGCGGGCGATGGGAATCGAACCCACGACATACAGCTTGGGAAGCTGTCGTTCTACCACTGAACTACGCCCGCGAACCGGCTTCAACCGCCCGATTTGTATAGCCTTGGGATGGTTTTTGCGCAAGAACGGATTTGGGGTCGATCGGCATAAAACGGAAACGAATGGAGCTTTGCGGAGCCAAAAGTTCCGTAAAAGTCCCGTGGGCGCGCTGGCGGTCATTGGGGCTCTCTTGGCACTCGCGCCAGCGCTCGCCAAGACGCATCGGTCGGGCTATGCGCGGGCGGCATTCATCGCGGCGCATCCTTGCCCGTCGTCGGGCGCGCGGCGCGGGGCCTGTCCGGGCTTCGTCGTCGACCATATCGAGCCGCTCTGCGCCGGCGGCGCCGATGAGGCGGCCAATATGCAGTGGCAGGAGCGGCGCGAAGCGCTGGTCAAGGATCGGTTCGAGCGCGCCGTTTGCCGGGCGATGAACAAATAAAAAACCCCGCCGCTCTTGCGAACGACGGGGCCAAGTCAGGGAGAAGAGGAAAGCGCGGCGCTAGTTGTCTTCGGGCCTCGCGAGCCGCTGCAGGAGCAGCCGTTTTTTGATGATTTCGTTTTGGATGCGCAGGATCAAAAAGGCGAGGCCGGCCGCCGCCCCGAGAAATGCGAAGATATCGGAGGCGTCGCGCACATAGCCGTGCAGCGCCGGATAGATCATCGCGCCGGCGGCCGCCGCGGCCGCGATTTTATCGGCCGTCGTCGCCAGCACGCCTTGAGCAAGCTCCAAGATCGTCGTCGTATGCTGTTCCGCCATTTTCGCGCCTCGCGCTTCGCGTTGCTCCGGACTCAGTCTTTCCAGATGAAATGACAAAACGCACGCTGTTCGGGTGACATGAGCGCATCGCCAAAGCGCGCCGTTCCGCCCGGCCACGGCAGCACTTCATAGCAGCGCGAGAGCCGCAGCGACCATTCGCTGTAGGCGTTGCTCTGCCAGGCGCAGTCGACGTCGCGTTGATTATTGCCATCGCGCGGGCAGCTGAAGTTCGTGTGGATCGCGTTCGGGCGGATCGAATTCTGGAACACGCAATCGACATAGACGCCCTCGGCCGAGCACGCGTCGAGCGGGTGATATTCGCAGGTCAGAGGATCGTGCGCGCAATCCGTATAGGGCCATTCGCCATTCTCGCCGCGCTTATCCGGAATGGTGACGGAGCCGTCGGGATTGACGGTTGCGACATGCGCCTGCTTGTCGCGTTCCACCGCGGCGCGAACGGCTTCCTGCGCCTTCCGATCAAAAGTCGGAAGTGACTGGGCGCGCGCCGCGCCGATCGCGAGCGCGAGGAGCGCCGCGGCCATAATAAGTGCTCTGGTCATGAAACGCTCCTGATCTTGAGGCTTGCGCTCAGATGGGCGGCTAAGCCTTTCCTACCGGTTGAAGAGGGCGGCGATGGCCCAAGTGGCGGGATCGGCGAGTTCCAGACAGAGGAAGACGCCGGCGAGCGCGACAATCGCGACGACGCCCTTGACCGTGCGCCAGGCGATCGAGTCGCCGGCCGGCGCTTGCGTCAGGAAGGCGGCGAGCTCGACTAGGCTCGCGAACACGACCAGCGCGATCGCTTCCCATCGCAACGCTGGGAAGATGATCGCGATCGCGATGAGCGCGCCGACCCAAATATGCGCGGCGTGCTCATAGATGGCCGCCCAAACGCGATCGCGCCAGGAAAGGATGGCGAGGGCGATCAGGAAGACGGCGAAGGCGAGCCACGGCGCCTTGTCGAGGAGCAGCCCGCCGGCGACGCCGGCGGCGATGAGCGCAACAGCGTCATAGGTTCCGCGCTTGGTGAGCCCGTGGCCGGGAACGGTGAAGCGCAGCGCGATGACGATCGCCGCGCTCAAAAAGAGTGCGAAGGGCATGCCAGAAGATCCTTGCTCGAGGATGGAGGACGGACGGTTTATTTCGCGTCCTTGGCGGCGATCAGCGACCCGCCGATGATGGCCTGAAAGGCGATCGTGAGCAGATCGGACGGGTTCTCTTTGATGCCCGGAACTGTCACGCCGGAAAGCTCGGCGCCGGCCACGGCGAGCGCCAGGATGCCGCCGAGGCTGGTCTTCCAGTTCTTGAGATAATCCATTTTCATTTCTCCTACGGTTCGATGGCCGCGCGGAGCCATCGCCCCGCGCGCATTGTTAAACGGCGAGCGTCAGACTTCTCCGAGGATCAACCAATCATCGGCCAAGACATCCGTTTGTGAGGCGAGCCAGGGAACGATCTCCCCGGTCGCGGTTTTCATGTCGATATGCGCGTGGTATTTGATCGGCGTTCCTTCCGGGAAGAATCCGAGGAGAGGCGCGCGGTTGACCGTGAACGTCGAGCCGGGGACAAGGAAAAGGAACATATCTTTGCCATTCCAGCCGAGGCGCGCGACACGCTTCCCGCGTTTCAAGGCATGGACCGCATGGCCAAAGGACATGGCCGTGATAGGCTGATAGTCGCGAACGTAGATCGCGCTCGGGCACCAAGAAATGTAACCGTCCTGATATTTGATCGCGTAGCCTTCTTGACCATCGCGGGCTTCTCTCCACACGGTCACGCGCTTGGTCGAATATGCGTCATGCGTCATTTGCTCACTCCTCAAATGAAGCCGCGCGGAGCCGTCGCCCCGCGCGTGCGTTGACTAGAGGCCCACAAGCGTTGATTAGAGGCCAGTCTTCGCCCGAACCTGCCCGACGACAGTCGTCGCATTGGCGTTGGCCGTGGCGAGATCCGCGCTAAGATTGCCGGTCGGTGCGAAGAGCAAGCCGGAGGTGAAGAAGTTCGGCAGTTGCGCGGTCAGGCGAAGCTCCACGACATGCGTGTCGGGATGGCCGTGTACGATGTAGGTGGATGCAGCCTGCCCCCACAGCGGCGCCGGAGCGCCATAGGAGATCCCGGAAACCGCGACGGTGCGCTGACCGGGATCGACGAATTTGTAGCCGACGCCAACCGTCCAGCCGGGCGCGACCTGGAAATCGAGGCCGGCGCCGACGAACCAGCCGAGATCGACGCGATGCGAAGTCCCGCCGCCATTGGCGAGCGCCCACGGATTGCCACTGTTGACGCCTGCGGCCGTCTGCACGATCGCCGCGCCGCCCGTGAGATATGGCAGCAAGCTCGGCGTCAGGAGGAAGCCGAGACGCGGCCCGAACGTCGCCGCCCATTCATAGGAAGCATTGAGCTGCGCGATCTGCGGGAAGTTGCCGAGGCCGGGGAGCGCGAAGGTCGCGGTCTTGCGCGCGCCGATCGGAACGCCGAATTCGCCCTCGACGCCGTAGACGAAATTGCCGGCCTGGAGGTTCCAGCCAGCGATGGCGCCGCCGACGAAGCCGGACGTGTTGGCGATCAGATTGGCGTTGGCTCCCCATGCGAAGGGTGCATAGGTCGGAACGATCTTTCCGAACACGACGTCATAGCCCGTCGAATAGGCTTCGGCGTTCCAGACGGGGTTGGCGGCGAACGTATACCCGCCGGAGAGACCGACATAGGGTCCGCTCCAGAGCGGAGCCGGCGCGGCGACGGGGACGAGAACGGGCGCGAGCTTTTTCGACGGAAGATCCGCCGCAAGAGCAGGAGCGATAGCGGCGGCGAAGGCAAGCGCCATCGCCCCGAGAAGACGGGTGGAGAGCTTCATGAGATTTTCCCTAGGCTGTTGTCCGCCGCGTTAGGGGGACGTCATGCATGGACGCGGCGGACGGTTGAACCCCATGCACGAGTTGGTTAGCGCCGCGCAGCGATGGCGATAATCACGGCGAGACAAATCAAGAGCACGACTCGTCCGAGCACATGGGCGAGCGTCATGGCGAACGCGGCGATGAAAGCCGCCGCGAGGATCGGCCAGCGCAGGACGCGGGTCACGCGGCGACATCGCGCGTGGCGCCAGCGGCCGCCTGCAGGCCGTGCAGGAAGCCGTGATAATAGCTGGCGACGAGAGTCGCTTTGTCGTGTCCATTGATGATCGTGCGCGCGTCGATCGGGTCGGAGCGCGAACCGAAGAAAAAATGACCGAGCTTGCGGCCCGTGAACCAGCCGTCGAGCATTCCGTGGATCATGATCGCCGCGGCGACATCGGTCCGGAGCGCGAGATCCGGCGTCTTCACGAGATCCTCGCTGTCCTTCAGCAACCCAAGCGCATGCAGCTTCGCATTGGCGAATTGATAATTGCGCAGCCAGGTCTCTTGGACGTCGCCGCGCCCATAATAGATTTGATGCCAGGGGCCGACCGGGACGCCGTAGGCGCGCCCGTGTCCGCGGCCGATCTCGCGGATCGGCTGCATGGTTCGCGCCGTCTCGTGGTAAGTCGTTGCGAGCGAATAGGCAATGAAGCGCGGATCGCTGTTCGGCGCCGTATGCTCCCAAGCGTCGAGAATTGCGTTGATCCCATCCACCTGGCTTTGCGAGAGCGGATGGAAGAGCGTTTCCTCGATCGCTGCGAAGAATTTGTCGCGGTTCATTGGACATTCCTTCCGAGGCGCTTCGCCTCGCAATGTTGGTCGAGATAAGCCTTGATGATCGCCTGGATTTCGGCGCGTCTCAGCATGAAGCCTTTGCTGAGGCCGATCGCCTGGATCTTCCCCGAGCTCGCGCCGAGCAGCCATCGCCCGAGGACGAAGATCACGACGTCATCGAGTTCGGCCTCAACGCCTGGGAGGCTCACATGTCATCCAAATCGCGCAGGAACCGCGACCAATGCGCGACCGCGGAACCGGCAAGTCCGCAAAAGGTGAATGGGAAATAATCGACGAGGAGTGTGTGGGCGAATTGTGCGATCATCGCATGCGCCTCCATTCGATCAGAAAGCGGCAAACTACCGTCGCGAGCGCGAGGCCGAACGCCACAGCAAAACGCCGCGGAGCTCGATCAGAGAAGAGATGCGCGCACATAGGCTCGCGCGCCCGCGATTGCGTGCGTGAGTTTCATCGGGGCTCTTTCTGGAAGTCAGTTGCCGCGCGGCGGATGATCAAGCGTCAGCGCCGGGCTCTCAGCGGTGAGATAGGGTGGCGTGCTCGGGCCGGGATAGCCGACCGCTACAACGGGCAGATCGCCTCGGAAATTTGTCCGAGCATCTTGGTCTTCCATTCGACATAGCCGGCGGCGGTGAAATGCACGCCATCGATCGTATCGAGTATTTCAAGCGGCGCGATTTTTACGGGTTGTAGTTCAGCAATGACGGCGTTGAACTCTTTGACGTTTTCATTCCCAGAGATGGGCGGAATCGGAAGCAACATCGTTTGCCAAGGTTTCAGCGAGTCGAGCAGCTTCGTCATTCGACGCCGAAATTCTTTCTTGTCGCCATCCACGTCATTCGTGCCGAGCATGATCACGATAAAGGATGGCCTGGCGCGCTCTGCTAGAGCCCGCCCGCGTGTCTCGAATGTTTCCGCGCCAGCCCATCCGATCCCGGCGTTGATGGCCCTGCGGCCGCAAATAGGCGGGAGGTCGGCGCGCTCGGTGAGGCTGTCTCCGATCGCGAGATAGACCGGCTCGGATTTGTTTTGATCGATGACGCTTTCAATCGCCGCAATCCTAGCGCCCAAATGGCGACATGGAACGCCTGCACATACAAGCGAAGCGCGAGATTCAAGCTTCTCCAGCGCGGCGCCGACACAGGCTGCGCCGACAAGAGCCAGGATGATTACGATAATTTTCATTCCAAGCCCTACAATGTCGCTCCATATTTGGCGCTCATCCACGAATGCAACAGAGCCAAATTCGTCGCCTCCGGCGTATCATAAAGCTCGGTGTTGTGAACCTGTATCATCGCGACGGCTCCATAATAATAAGAAGTCGCCAGCCAGTTGGCGAGGCCCAAAAGTCCTGTGGTGTCAAGCGGCAGTCCCGAGCCGTTGATGCTGCTTACGGCGGCGACCGTCTGCCACGTTCCGCCGTCAATTTGCATCGCAAGAGCATTGGTTACAGGACCAATAGACAGAATAAGCGAGTGCGGTGCGTTTACCGCAAGAGCCGCAGACGTAAGTAAAATGTAGCCTCCGGCAAAACTGGCCCCCATTGCGTTGTTGTAGAGGCTAAGCATCCACGAATTTGCAGCCGATAAGGCCGACCCGAACAGTGGATGGTTTGCGTTGTCGTTTGTAGCCAATGCTGCGTTTATATCGAACACCACGGCAATCGACATAGCGCCTACTGGCATGTGGAAATTAGGGCCGATGCTTATTCCAGCACTATTTGGAAAATTGAAGGCGTTTTGACCGCTGCCATGCCAGTTGCTCAATTGCGCGGGCCTATTAAGCGCCGTTGCTTGAATCCAGTTGTTTCCTTGGGGCCCCCGATCCGCGTAAACTCCGCTACCATTCGGCGTCACGCTGCCGTCAAGCCAAGAATAGAGGCTCGGGATTTCGCGGACAAGCTCTTCCCCCGGTATGGAAGACCAAAGAGCCTCGGAGACCGCCGCAGGAAGCGCCTCGCCAATCGTCGTGCGTGGGACATAAAGAGCCATGATCCGTCACCCCGTGATGCTGATTTGACAAGGGAGCAGCCAGTCCCAAGCCGGACGGCCGGAGCGCGGCCCAAGAAAGTTGTCGCTGTTGCGGATATTGGTTCTAGGCCCGGCGACGGGACCTGAATTGGTGCCGGTCGCGGTGCTGGCGTCCCCGAAGGTCAGATAAGGCGCGGTTTGAGCCAACGGGTTTCCTGAGAGCGTCACGTCTACCGCATTGGGCAGTCCCGAGGACAGCGCAACTGCGGTGATGCCGATCCCGCTCGCCGACGAATCGTAATAGTTGGCGCCGTAGGTATTGACCGCTGATTTTACCACCACGACGACATTGGTCGTGTCGAGAACGAGCGGCGTTCCTGATGGCTCGTTGAACCAAACCCGCACGACATAGGGCGAAGTCGAGATAAGCTGTGCCCGGGAGGCCGCAAAGAATGGTGGAGCATAATTGTAACTATCGACGCGTGCTTTCCACTTGCCCGCGAGTTCTCCCATCATGCAGTTGCCACGCGGAAGGTTGTGAAGGCTGTAGTCGTCGAAGTCATAGGCGTAATTGGCCGCAAACGGGATTATGCGCGGGTCTGCGGCGGCGGCGGTTAGAACTTGCTGTGCAAGCTGCCACCAATAAACTTCGTATCCAGCAGACACGCGCACCCATAGCCTACGTTGACGATGGTATCGTGATCGCGTGCGGTTCATTGCATTGAGTGATGAAACAAGGTCTTCTAGGAAGCTGCCATAAATTGAATAAGTTGAGGCTGTCCCGCCGTCAGTTTCTCCATGAAAGAAAAGACAATCATCGTCGAAGTAAGTGTATCCGAGCGCCTCAGCATAGTGACGCCCCAACATTCGCAATGCTTGACCATTGGCGAAATGACTATATCCAGGCGCAATATGCGAGATAGTGGAGGTATCCCCGCCGTAGGTGGTATAACCAGCCGCAGAGCGCGCGTCGGCGTGCATCAGTAGTTGCTGTGACGCATCCGCATTGGCCAATAACGCGGCGGCGAACCCAGCGCATGGGGTTTCTCCTAAACCTTGCCCGGAATTCACAACTTCCTTTAATGGGATAAATCCCGGTGAACCCACTCCCGTGACGGCGATGGAATAGAGCGGGGAGTCCACATTAACGCCGCCCTGATACGTGTCATAATGTGTTCTTACGGTCGGAACACCAGCGTTGTTCAACGCCGTAGAATTAAACATCCACGCATTTGATATCGTGCTTGAATTTATGACTGCCGGGCAAACCGGACTAACGCCACCGCCATTCTGATACGTGCCGACGGAGGCGTGGGTTCCGCCGCCCAATCCATTGCTCTGCCCAGCCATCGCCACATGGCGCATTACTACGGGGCCTTGTGCGCCTTGGCCAGGAGACCCGAGAGCCGGAATCTGTCCAGGCCCGATCAGAACACTAGAGACGGGCGCCTGCCCCGCTCCGCCCATGCCGTTCTCGCGCATATACCAGAGTTCGGGACGCCCACGGCGGTCGGACATGAAATAGATCAGCCCGGCGGCGACGCGGCGCGGGTTCCAGTTGTTGCCGAGGAATGTGAGCTGCGTCGAGCCAAACCCATCATGAACGAAAATCTGTCGAGATCCTGATGCACGTTGCCCGTTGACAAACTGCGCGCCGATCCATTCGCTCGTGTAATAGGCGCGCGGCGCGTAGGCGCTCAACGCCTCGGAGCCGTCGACATAGCGCCCGACCAGAAAATTTCCGGCAGAATCCGTTGTCTTCTGGACTGTCAGCGAGGCGTCGACAGCATTGGCGTTGGCTTGGACGGGCTGGCCGAGATTGACCCAGAGGCCGGTCGTCATCGCCTCGCTCGCAACCGTCTGTGAGTTATTGAGGTTGTAGGTGCCCGCGCCGCCCGTTCCCGTGCCAAGGGAGGAGATTGTCGTATTGGCGGTGACACCCGCGCCAACCAAGGTTTGTCCGACAGCGATATTTCCGGTGGGCGTCCCGGTTACAGTTAGAACCGTTGTGGCGATAGAAGCGGTGAAAGAGGCAAGCCCAGCCGCCCATTGCCACGCGATGCCTGTATCCAGCGCGAGATAGGCCACGCCGTTCGCTGGCGACGTGATGGCCGCAATAATGGCGGCAAAATTAGCATATACTCCGAGAATTATCGGCGCCGCACCAGTGAGGCCGGTTGGCCCCGCCGCGCCAGTGGGGCCCACTCTCCCAGCGACCCCGATCGTCCAAGAGGTATAAGTTCCGCTTCCAACCGCAACGTCAGCTAGCACAGTCAGCGTTCCGCCGGTATAGGACTGGACGACGCCTTCCATGTAGTCGCCGGAATCAGCCGCCATGACAAGTCGTTGGCCAGCGAAGTAAGCGAGATTTGGTATGGCGAACACCTTCGTTCCGGTCCCGATCCCATTTGAGGACGTCGAGGTTCCGGCGAGGGTGCCAACTAGAATTGCCTGAACGCTGGCGGCTTCAACGCCAACGGCGTAGCGCGGCGAGACGTAAGCTCCAGACGACCAGACGAGATCGTAAATCGGGCCGGCGGTAAGTTGGAATTGAGCCAATGCCTGCGAATTTGCCGTCTGCGGATTTGAGATAGGACTCCCGCTGAGATTGAAGACGTTGGCGAAGGTGCTCGTCCCCGTCAGATAGACCGAGACCGTCGCTCCGGGCAGCGGCACGCCGGTCTGTAGATTGGTGACGACAAGGTTGACTTGCAGGAAGGCCATGTGTCGCCTTTCAGAGCGTGATGTAAGTGACGACGACCCTGATCGAGCCGCCGCTGAAGGAACCGCCGACCGGCGTCAGCACGATCTCCGTCGCCGTGCCCCACGCGGAGCCGCCGACCGTCGTTGTATGGCTCGCATTGGCGGAAACCGTGTTGCTGCCCCAAGTCCCGCTCGTCGGTCCCGCGCCGCCGCCGGAGGCAAATTGCGGGTCGACGTTGTAGCTGGTCGGGCCGGAAATTGCGGTGATGTTTTGGACCTCGACCGATTGCACGATCGACCCGGCCGGGATGGTGAGCGGAACCGTGATTGAGGCGCCAGATGCAGCGATCACCATCGAAGGATTGGAGACCTGCATCACCGATGAGGTAGATGGAAATGTCCAAACAGCGCATGTTGAAATATCTTGGACTGCCGCGCCAAATGCATTGAAACTCTGAAACTTGAAATAGACCGTCGTGCCAGTAAAAGAAGGTGGAAGTGTAGCCTTAAGAGCGTTTGAAAGCTGCGCAAAAGGCTTTCCGATCGGCCATGCGGCGGCTGTTGAACTGAATAAACCGCGCTGGATATTGGTTAAATCATAGGCCTCAGCTCCCGTGAGCGTAGCAATTTGGAAGGCGACGAGTTCGCCGCTCGAACCCCCAAGCAAAGAGACATTGGCGGCGCCGGCCTGCGCATTCACGAGAGACGTTGATTGGAGCGCTTGGCCGCTTTGCTCCAGCCCTACGGAAAGTGTATCGGTCGTATCCCAGCCTGTGGCGCTGGGATATGCCGCCGTAAGCACTCCCAGCGGCATGACGCCATTGATAGTGCCGATCTGCTGATAATTCGTGCCGTCGATTGAGCCCCAGACATAGGCTCCGCCCCAATTTGGATCTGGCGATCCATTCGCGCCGCCAGAGGCGCCAAACCATGTTTGGCCAGATACGCCGGCGAGAGATGATGGAGCTTTGAAAATCAAGAAAGAATTGGTTGGGAGCGTTGGGAGAGCGACATTGACCGGATTGTAGCTCGTGCCGCTCGTAAGATTATAGCCTGGCGTCGAGACGCCAGCGACAAGATCTTCCGCAACGATATCTAGGGTTCCATCGTTCCCCTCGGTTATGCTCGTGATGCGAACCGTCTTCTGAGTGAGACCGAGGAAGGAATCGGTCAGCGTCACGACATCCATCGGATCAAGCAGGCAATATTCCCAACTCAGCGAAAATTTGTAAATCGTTCGGATATAGAGCCCGCGCTGAAGAATGATCTGGATGATGCGCGAGGCGATATCGATATCGCAAATCTCATGCGCGGTGACGGTAGAGCCCTGGCGCAGGCCGACGCCAGCGATCATTGAGGAATCGCGTGCGTAGACCGGCGTCGGATTATATTGCGGTAGTCCCTGCGGCTGAGGCTCGGAGCCACCTCCGCCATGCCCAGAGAGAGCAGAGAGAACGGCAAGATTATGATTAACTTGTGCAATATAGAGGGCCGAGGCCACGTTGACGCCGGCGCGGTTGAGACATTCGATGGCCTGAACTGTGGAAAGCGTCAGCGGGTCGATGCGTTCGATCCTAACCGGATCGTCGTTGCCCTTCGACAGAAAGGCCTTGTCGTCAAGATTGGCGACTGGCGTAATCGGCGCAACCCATTGCGTGCCGTCGACGCCCGTCAGGTTCAGATCGCCATAGGGGACGATCTTGAGCAGTCCCTGCGAAAAGAAGGCGCCGCAGTTCAAAAGCTGGAGCCAGCGCGTCAATATGCTGTTCGCCGCCTCCCATTGCACGATCTGCGGGGAGAAGGCGAAGCCAATGGCGCGGCAATAGGTTTGAACTGAGCTGTCGCCCGTCGAACCGAGCAATTTCGTCGTATCGAGCTCGGCTAGCGGAAAGCCAGCGCCGTATTGCGCATTTGTGAGGAAATCCTCAATGACAAGCGCTGGATCTGCATCGATATTATTGAAGCCGGTCCCGTAGGATATTCCCGCCACCTCGAGCTGCAATGTGCCGAGAGACGCAGATGAACCAAGGTTATATGCGGCGCCGGCGATATAAGAAAGCCCCCTATATGAAATAGCTGAAGTAGCGAGCCGTTGAGTGAACCCGCCCCCACTAAGGAATGACCAAGGATTTTGCGTAAGAGTCCCTTTGAATAGGCTTACAGATTGGTTCCAATAGGGCAGCGAGAGACCGAGCGGATTTGGTGCGCCCGCAGAGAATAACCATTGACTATTTCCGTTAAATACTTGTCCAATACCAGTAATATTTCCGTCGCAAATAGCCATTTCAAGATTAGCGGTATAATACCATCCCGTTACGATCCACGCCGATCCACTCCAAGTTAATATTGGAACCTGGGTAAACCCAGAATAAAAGAAGATGTTCACGCCAAGCTTCGACATTCCATAACAGATCGGGATTGGCAGAGAATTCGCCGAGGTCGGGAGCTGAATGCCCGTATATTGCGGGAACACCGCCGATGATCCGCCGGTGTTTGAATTCGGACCCTTGAGAAGGCTCACGCTCGGCTTCCCACGAGATCGATGTAAAGCGCGGTCTCGAGCCGATCGACCATATCGGACACGGTCGCGACCTCCTCTTCGACGACGCGACCATAGCGCTCCAGCGCATGCACGACGGTCAAAGGCGCGAGGCGCGAGACGATTGCCCCGTGCGAGTAGCAGCGACCCATACGCAAAAGCATCACATCGCCGATCCACGGCGCCTCGACCTGGGACCCATGATCAAGCGCGAAGTCCCGATAGAATTCTTCGCCGCGATGCAAATAGAAGCCCTTGCTATAGGGCCGCGGATCGAAGGGCGCGATAGCTCCGCAATCGACGAAGACGCGCACGAGCAGCATGCCGCAGTCAACGCCGACGCCTTTGAGGTCGGCACAATGGTGGTAGCCCGTCCCAATCCAAGACCTCGCCTCAGCGACGATTTTCTGGCGCATGGCGGCGTCGCTCATTGGGCAGTTTGCGCCGGCGGCACTTGCGGGAAGCCGAAGAAATTAAGGAGATTGTTGTAAAGATTCACGCATGTCGCCTGCGTGTGGTCGCAGCCGAGTGACACCGTGAACGCGTCCCCGGGTGCGACAGCCTCGGGAAGCGGATATTGCAGCCAAAGCGCGCTGCCGCCTGTCGCCCGCGCCACCGTCGCCGAGACGCCCGCATTTGCGCCCGTTGCGAACGTCACTATGCCGCCAGCATGCAGAAGCTGCGCGGCGCTCGTCAGCAGCATTTGTTGCGTCGAGCCAACGCCGGCACTTGTTATCGCCGAGTTCGCGCGCGTGACGGTAAATGCATCAAGCGAGGCCGGCGCCGCTGAAAACGACGGCGATACGGTGACGCTCACTCCCGGCGCGGCGCTGACGATCGTCGAGCTATGGCCGGCGAGCGCGCCGCTCGTGAAGAGAATGATCCCGCCAATTTGGCCGCCGAAGCTCTGCGCCGTATTTATGACGGTCGTCGTCGATCCGGAGCCACATGTCCCGCTCCAAACCGTCGAGCCGGTCGGGTTAACTGTGCAAAAGGCGTCACCAAAGATATGCTGGCAGGTCGGCGCGAAGGCGCGCCGCGGCATGTTCTGTTGCAGAACAACCAGACTGTTCGCGACAGTAATTTTTGCCTGCAGGCGCCCGGGCTTCACCTCGATAAACCGGCCCTTATAGAGCGCCGTAATGACGCCGATCAGCGTCGCCCCGTTCAGCGTGCCGTTGACGCCGGCGGAGAACACCGCGCGGTCGCGTTGGATCTGGCAGAGATCGAACGCGCCCGAGGCGAGCGCGACCATGAATGGCGCGCCATTGACGGTCGGAAGCGTTGCCGCCGCATAATTGATGGAGATCGTGATGTCTTGCTGGTCGACGTCGAGCCCGACGGTGGCGCGGTATTTCAGCCCCTCGATGATGGGGCCATTGGCGAGCCAGGTATTGCCGCCATAGGTGATCGGGATATCGGCGCCCGAAAATCGCAGCACGGTTCCATTGGCCAGCGTCAGCGTGAAGAGGTCGACGAAGCCCATTTGCGAATCGCCGGCTTGCTGCGCCGCCAAAAATGAGACGACAGCCGGCGGCGCCGATTTCACGATAGCCTCACGCCGCGCAGCTTGATCGATCCGGCCTGCCAGAGGCCATCCATGATCTGGTCGAAATCCGTCGAATCCTCGGCGAAGGTAACGGCGTAGGCCCACCAGAAGTCGATTGTGAGCACAGTTCCCAGCGCCGGCGCTGTCGCGAAGACGATCTGATTTGGATATTGCAACGTCCAGGCGGAAGGACCTTGCGCCACGCCATTTATGTAGACGGCGCCGACATTGAGCACATAATCGACCGGCCCGGAGTAGCTGCCGATATCTCGCCGCGCCGTGAACGCCAGCGTTGATCCGTCGCCGGCGCCCAGAACCGCACCTTGTTGATAGCTATCCTGCTTGTCGAGGAGGGCGAAGACGCCGAAGGATCCCTGCATTTGCAGAAAGAAGCCCTCCAGCATCTGCTTGGAATGGGCGTAAAGGCCAAGAAAATTCGCATTCGAGTCAAGCCCGTCAAAAGTCAGCTCGAAATCGAACAGTGGATTGGCCCAGAGCGCGAGACGCGCGACGCGGCCGGACACCGCCTGCACGCTGCGCGTCATGCCGGCGCGCGGCGTGCGCTTGACGGGCCAGGACAGACCGGGAAGATCGGGAAAGCGCGGCAGCGGATAGGTGGTCACGAAAGGCCCTTCATGCCCAGAAACACCCCGCGCTGCGCCGCCTTGGATACAGCCGAGGCGATCTGGCGATGATCAAGTTCTCCGGAACCGTAATGTTGGACCGTGAGACTGATCGGCGTGTTGAACGTATGACCGCCTCCGCTAGCGGCGCCGCCGACGCCACCTCCGCCCGCAAGCACGGACGTCAGCGTCCGATTGTCGGCCGCCGGCACGACCCTTTCGCCCTGGTGGATCATTGCGACCATATCGTGCGGGACATAATTCGTTCCTTCGGCCAAGAAGGGAAGCGCGAGCGCCAGGCCTCCGCCGCCGAGACTGCCGAGCGCGCCGCTGAGTCCGCTGAAGATGCCGCCGAGGGCGCTTGAGAGGCTGTTGATGAGCGGCTTGATCATCTGCATCATAGCGTTCACCGCCGCTTGAAAGCCCTGCTGCAGCGGTTGCGAAATAGCGGTGCTGAGCCCCTGGAATAGGGGCTGGAGCGCCGTCTCAAGCGGCTTGGTGAGCGTGCTTTTGACCAGCTCGTTGACGAGATCATTGAACAGCGATTGCGCGAGCTTTTTCCCTGCGTCTTTTGTTCCCGTATGTTCGACGGCTCCGACTATCGCCTGCGAAAGCGAGGAGGTCAGCGTGCCGACCATCTGGCTAGTTTGCTGCTCGATCGCCCTCTTGGCGTCCTGTAGCTCCTTCGTCTGAAGCTGCAGCATCTTCAATTGATGCTGCGCTTCGAGCGTCTCGATCTTGTTGTTGATGTCCTGAATTTGCGCGGGCTTTTGCCCGGCGAGCTGCTTCTCCTGCTCGTAGAGCGTCTTGATCGCCGCGAGCTCATCATCATCGGCCTGTTGGAGGAGGCGCTTCTTTTCATCCTCGCTTATTTTCTTGTTCGCGAAGTCGAGCTCGTATTGCTGCTTGTTGATCGCCGTTTGCTGCTGGACAGCCTGAATCTCGCCTTCGATTTCCTTGCGCTGTTCGTTGAGTGCGTCGCTGTTGCCCTTCGCCTTTCCGCCGCCGGATTCATCACGCGCCGCATAACGCGCACGCGAGGCTCCCGCTTCCCCGCCGCCCGTGAAGCCGGAAGGCGGTGCGGGCGGGTCCTCTGGGACGCCAGTCTCATTGACGCGGGCGCGCCGATATCCGCCGAAGACTTCCTCGAAGGGCTTGCCGCCGGACTGATGCAGGCCCAGCGCCTCGCGCAACCGCGCCACTCCGTCGCCGATTGCGGTGGAAAATTCCTTCGCTTTTGTAATTGTGTCGGCGATCGCGCCGACAACGCCGTAGAACCCGACCTTGATTTCGGCGACAAGAGGAGCAAGCGCTTGGATCGCCGTGAGCAGCTTGCCGCCCGCCGCTGTCGCCGCTTCCTCGATATGCCTTTGCGCTTCCTCTGCGCCCTTGACGAGTCCATCATCGATCTTGACCCCGGCAGCGCCCGCTTCCGCGCCCAGCTTGGCCATTTCGAGCTGGCCACGCATAATCGGCTCATAGAGCTTTTGGCCAGTATCATCGCCGAATAGCGCCTTGGCGAGGTCAATCCCTTCTTCGCGTGGAAGCTTGCGGATTTCCTGGCCGACGAGATCAACGAATTGCCCTGCGGTCTTCGCCTTATCGGCGACCTTCAGGAACGACTCGTCGACCTTTTCGAGACTATCCTTCACCTCGCCCGCGTTGCGCCGGAATTGCTCGAACTGCGCCGCGGCATTTTTGATCCCCGCGACCATGGCGTCTTGATCAACGCCGGCGCGCGCCCCGGCGATCTTCGCGCCCTCGACCGTATTCGCGTCGAGACCGGTCGCCTTGGAAATCTCGCCGAGCTTAGCCAATTGGTTATCGGCAAAGTTTCCGACTATAAAAGCGAGAGCGGCGACTGCCGCAGCGGCCGCCGTCGCGACCGTTGGCACAACGCCGATCGCGCCGGAAAGGCCCTTGATTGGATTGGCGACGCGATCAATCTGATTCCCGGACAGGTTCGTGTTGTTCCACGCGAATTCCGTTACGCGATCAAGCTGCTTGTGGAAGCCCGCCACGCTGTTCGCGGCGGCGCTCATCGCTGGCTGCGTCGATCTGGACAGCGATTCAAGCTCGCGCTTGGCTCCAGCCACGCCAGCAGCGGCTTCACGCATCGCTTTGGTGAGATTATCGTTCGTGATCTCGCCGGATTTTGCGGCTTCTTGCGCGAGCTTGCGCAGTTCGGACTGAAAGCCCTGCAATTGCGCATTGGCGACGGCGACGGCGGATTTCAGTCCCGCGGTGTCGCCGCCGAAGCGGATTGTCAGCGCGCTTTCACCAGCCATGAAGGGGTCTCATTTCGTTTTTCCGCCCGCGAGCTGATTGATGATGCTCAAATCTTTCCGCCCGGAAACATCGCCCGCAGCCCCACCATTGTCGCTTGTGGATCAACTTTCTTCGCCGGCGCTTTCACCGCTCCGGCCCAGATCGCCAGTGCGTGAACGAGATGCGTGAGCGGCGGATTGTCGCGCCAATAGCGGAAGCGCGCGAAGAGACGAAAGCCCGTCAATTCAGCCTCTAATGCGTCCGTCCAGGCCTCTCCGGACGCCGCGCAATAATCGCAGATCAGCCGGTCGAAGTCGGCAGGGGAGCCGGTGAAGTCGCCGGCGCCGTCTCCCCTTGCTCTTCCCCCGGCGCGTCCGCCGCTTTGAAGAACCCGCATTGCTGCGCGACGACGGGAATGGCCGCGAAGAGTTCCTCCAACCGGATCGGCAGGTCGAGAAATTCATCGCGGGAGAGTTGCGGATAGGCGCGCGTCAAGGCGCCGTGCACAACGTTGACCAGATCGTCGAGCTGCGCCTCGCCGAACGCCCGCATGGCGTCGATCTTGGGGCTCTCGCCGAACTCCAAGACCGGCAGAATGCGCATCAGTGTCGGCACGACGCTGCGCGATTGGCGCATCGCGAGCGGCGGGATGAACCACTCTCGCCCGGCGAGCGTGACGACGGGCGCGGCGGCGCAGTCGATTTTCGGATCAGGATTCATTAACGCTCCTAAGGATGCGCGACTATCAAATCGCCGGGTTCAATTCTCCGATCGAATTCGCCGCATTGGCGAAGGCCGAGAAATCGAATTCGGGGATTTCGAAGTCGTCGATCTTGCTCGCGAGCGTCAGCTTCGACGACATGCAGGAGAAGAGCCGCAGCGACCATTGCGCGCCGGCGACATTGGGGTTGGCCTGAAAGAAATCGATCTGGAAATTCGGCGCGACGCCCATGAGCGGATTGCCGATGATGGTGTTCGTGCCGATCACGGCTTGCGTGTAGATATAGGTCAACAGCACAGCCTTGCCGGTGTCCGCCGCCGCGAAAGTGTAGAGACCCGTCGTCGTATTGACCATATATTGTCCGGTCGTCGCGCCGCTCGCGACGCGCACGAGCTGGAGCCCGCTCGAGACGAATTTGACGCCGAGATCCGCATTGAAGGTCGCGCCATTCGCGACGGTGATGGTGAAGGGCGTCGTCGGGATCGTCCCCGCCTCATTATAGGACCAGAGCTTTTGCCCCACTGTCGGCGTCGCGTTGAAAAACAGATTAGCGAGCGCCGTTCCATTGATCGAAGCGAACTTCGCCTTGCCGTCGACCTTGCCCTTGCCGCGCGCAACCGCGAGCGGGAACTGGTATTGACCGGTCAGCTCCTTGACCGCGAAGCTGAAATCGACGGAGACGTCCTGCAGCACGCCGAATTCGATCGGCGACCCACCGACGGGCGTGCCGATGAGAATCCCCGAGCCAAACCCAAAGGAGCTATTGAGAGCCTGAGCCATGACCTATTTCCCTTCGAGTTTAGCCTTGAGATCGTCCACGGCCTCTCGGACATAATGGAAGATCGCCGTATCGCGCGAGACCGGAGAATTGCAAATCCGACGATTGAACCAATCGTCGATGATTTGAGGGATCGGCGAGGCTGAGGCGGCGGACGCGGCCGGCTCCGCGGCGGCGGAGGCGATATTGGGTGAAGAGGGGAGATCGGTCATTTGGTTTCCTCTAAGGGATGATCACTTCGATCGGCACGATCGCCAGGCCTTTGCCGGTCACGTCGCCCGGCGCTTCGATCGTCTCGCCCTGAACGATCGCCGAATAGACGAGCCCGCCGAGCGTGCAGCGATTGGAAGAAACATCGTCGGGCGCGAAGGCCGCGTCGACGATTTCGAGCAGCGCGGCGATCGTCGAGGACGGCACGGCGCTCTCCGAGCCGCCCGCGTCCGTATAGACGACGACGCGTATGTGTAGCGTGCGAATCGGCGGCGTGTTCGGCCTTGGCCTCAGATTCGTCTCGGAATGATTGAGGACGAACAGCGCCGGCGTCTCATTGGTCGGGATCGATTCCGGATCGCGATTGCGCCGGCCGATCATATTGAAAGCGCCGGTCGCGACGAGTTTTTGCAAGACCGCGTTCGTCGCCTGTTCGCGCGTCGTCGCCATCAGATCTTGCCCTCGACCGCGGCCTTGATCTCCGCGACGATGCGCGGCCGCATTTCATCAAAGGGTCCGTGCATCATTTCCTGCGCATCGATCTTGCCGCCCGGGAAGCGCACATGCTTGGCGAAGACCGCGCCGGCGCCGCCGTCGAATTTGAGCGCCTGCGTCGCGCTCGGGCCGATGTCATGCGCGGGCAGCTTCGCGCCATATTCGATGAACAGCGCGTAATAGGCGCGGCGCGACCCCTTCGAGTCGCCGCCGGTCGGATTGGCGGAGATTTCGGCGATGACGCCGGACCTCGCCGCGACGACGCGGCCCTCTATGCTCTGCTTGAGTGCTCCGGAGAGAACAGGCGTCTTCGCCTTGATCTTGCCGAGCAGCTCGCTCTCCAGCGCGCCGACGACGCTCTTGAGCTCGTTGCGCACGCGATCGTCGATCGCCTCGAGGCGCGAGACGACATTCGATGCGTTGCCTTCGACGGTGAAGGTCATGAGGAGATCTTCGTTCCGTCCGTCGGGGCTGACGCGGGAGCAGCGACAGGCCCGATCACCTCAATTTTTTCCAAGCGAATAATGCTTTGGAGCCCATAGGTTTGCTTCATAAAAATAGGGCGCACGAGCAACAATGGACCATTTTCGCACTCTTCCG